TGGTAAACGAAGATGGCGATGTAGTTGAATATTCTCCTGACCAAATTCGTGAGCGTTGCGAACAAATGGGCGTAAATGTTGTACCTGAATTTTGTCGCTTCTTCGTGCCTGACTCTGTGCCTGGCCTTCATGGTGATTATATTCCTGTAAATCCAGGTGAATATGTACTTCGTCGCGTAGAAGAATACTTTGACGGTCCTGACCCAATTGGTAAAACCCATGTACGCGAAGGTGTTGTCGCTCGTATCTTGAACCGTTCTAACTTTGCTGTATATAAGCATAAGAACTTCTCTTTTAAAGTACTGGAAGGTATTGCGAAGGATGAAGCTACTGCTCCTGATATTGAAGAGGCACAAGAATTAACTTAATTTATGGAGGAAATAAAAATGAATAATTTATTTAATGGAATGTTTGGTAAGGTTGCTCCCGGTATGTGTCGTGTATCTATTAATGGCGAAATCGCTATTAAAACTTCCAACGGTTATAAAACTTATAATGTAAATACAAATACATTAACTAACTGCGATAACTTTGCGCTTGATATTGGTGAGGATTGGTTCTTTATTATTCCTACTAATAAAGTAGCAAAGGGTGATATTATTCTCGCGGGCGGACGTCCTCGTTGCGTAATTGACGTGGGCGATAATGAAATTAAAACCTTCTGTTATGAAGATGGAACTATTGGAACTATTGTTCCAGAACATCATGTATTTATGGGTAAACAGTATTTTTATGGTAAGATTGTATCCATGTTTGGCAATATGATGGAAGGCAAAAATGGAATGAACAACTTAATGAAATACATGATGATGACTGAAATGTTCAAAGGAAATAATAATAATAATAATCTCAGTAATTTTGGTAGTATGCTTCCTATGATGATGTTTATGAATGGTGGTACTAATTTCATGGATAATATGTTTAACTTTGATGAAGAAATTGAGGAGGACAAGTAATTATGGGATGGGGTTCTTGGACTTCTGCTTCTTACAATACCGCAGTCAGAACTATGGGATTTAGCTCAACAACCGCTATGGCTTCTGCTAATGTGCAAGAAGTTTATCGTGAAAATCGGCTAAACCCTTTACTTAACCCTAAGAATGTAGTACGTGAATGCTTAGACACAGAAGAGCATCCAGAAACAATTCCTGTTATTCTTGCACTTGATGTAACTGGTAGTATGGGTTCCGCCGCGACTATGTGTGCGAGTAAACTAGATGAAATTATGCAAGAACTTTATAATAAGGTTAAGGATGTAGAGTTCTTAATGATGGGAATTGGCGACCTCGCTTGTGATGATGCTCCTATTCAAGCTTCTCAGTTTGAATCTGATATTCGTATTTTAGATCAGACTACTAAAGTTTATTTTGAAGGCGGTGGTGGTGGTAATGCTTATGAATCTTATACCGCTGCTTGGTATTTCGGACTTCATAATACTAAATTAGATTGTTGGAAACGTGGCAAGAAAGGTATTATTATCACAATGGGAGATGAACCTCTAAATCCTTATCTGCCAGGACGCCGCTTAAGTGAAGTTTTGGGTACTTCAACTCAAGATGTTGATACTGAAATTTTATATAAAGAAGTTTGTGAAAAATATGATGTATATCATATTGCTATTACAAACAATAGTTGTTATAATCGCTATAGAGATGAAATTAAAAATTCTTGGGGTAAATTACTAAATCAGCATTTAATCATTGCCACTAGTGATGAACTTCCGAAAATTATCAGCGAAATTGTAGCAGAACATGAAAACAATTATTCAAATGCTATTACTGTAACAGAGGAAGGAATTAGTTGGTAATGGAAGTTAAAGTTGTAATCGGGGCCAACTACGGCGATGAAGGAAAAGGCTTAGTTTCTGGTAATCTTGCTCGTGAAGCCGCAAAAGAGAATAAGAAAATTTTAACTGTATTTTATAATGGCACTGTACAACGTGCGCATAGTTTTGGAGATACTGTTCGTCATTGTTTAGCCGCAGGAGAAGAATTTGGTAGCGATACCTACTATCATTCTATGTTCGTAGTTGACCCTATTACACTTTGGCTTACTCAATCAAAAGTCTATCTTAGTCCAAATTGTCGCTTAATTCTTCCTTGTGATATTGCTGCTAATAGAAAATTAGAAACTTCACGCGGCGATAAACGTCATGGTTCATGTGGTTTCGGCCTTTTTGCGGCAGTAACGCGTAGTATAAGATTAGATAAGGTTGTTTTCGCAGAAATGTTATCACAACCATATTATTTATATAATAAATTACGTGAAATTGGGAATCAAGACTATGATGAAATTTACAATATGGATAATTTTATGCGCGCCACTACATATATTGTAAATACTTGTGAAATTATTGATTTTAAAGAGCTATTAAAGAAAAATCATTATGATACAATTATTTATGAAGGTGGACAAGGATTACTATTAGATCAAACCAATAAAGATGATTTCCCACATTTGACGCCATCTTGCGTAGGTGTATTTAATATTGCACAAGATATTGCTAAATTAAATTGTATTCCAGATTTATATTATGTTTCACGCACTTATATGACTAGACATGGCGCGGGACCAATGGAAGCGGAGTGTTTAAAAGAAGATATTAATCCTGATATTGTTGATTTAGTTAATCAACCAAATCCGTGGCAAGGTAATCTTCGTTTTGGTCGTGTTAATTTGGATACTCTATATAAACGTGTTCAAAATGATGCAAGTAAATACCCTAATAAAGCAAATATTAATTTAATATTTACACAATTAAATTATACAGATAATAAAATTGAAACAATTAACGGACAGCAAGAAATTGTAAAACCAGATTTTTGTACTAATTTATACGTTTCTGATAATAAAACTCATATTGAATTATATAATTGACTTTTTCTTAAAATTATAATATAATTTTTATATAAGAAAGGAGATAGATAGTATGACTTGGTATGAAATGGTGCATAAAATTGGTACAACTTTCGCAGAAACATATCTTAAAACTGACAATGACATAGAAAAAGCAATACTTAAAAAAGCACAAGATGAAATGTATGAAATATTAAAAATCGAAACTTTCGCTCGAATTACTACTGCTCTAGAAAAGCTTGCGGGTTGTAATATTGATATACATAGTGAAGATTATTTGGAGGATAGTAATTAATGAGGCTATGGCATACATCACTTATCAAAGTTTTACCACGAGAACAATTAGTTGCGGCTTGGAGAGAATTATCTGCAATTGCAGGAGCCATTCAGAAGAATGGAACTCCAAATCATCTTCTCGTAAATTTTGTACTTAATTATGATTATAACCACTTTATCTCTTATGCCTATTATGTGCGTCAAGAAATGACACATCGTGGTTATCGTACTATGGATAGCGTATGGAATAAAATTGTAGCCCTAAAGCCTGATTGGGAACTTCTTAATTTAGTAGATGTTTATCCAGAAAAAATGGACGATATTTATTTAGAAATTTGTTGTTGGAATCTTTACGAAAAATATATATGTGGCGGAATTTCTAATAACGATATGAAACAAATTCAAGATGTATATACAAAGGAGAGAGAAGAATGGCAAAATATTTAATTGTAGCTTATGATGAAATATATGGCGGTTCTAATAATGTAGAAGATTGGGTATGCTTTGAAGGTGATTATGATGAAGCATGCGAAATGGGATATGAAATGGCTTTGGATGTGGTTCAATCATATTCTTGTGTGATGGATGAGCTTGAAGAAAAGGCTGAAGAGCGCTTTAATTCTACTACTGAAGAATATAGTGATTATCTTTGGGAATTAATTGAAGAGGATGCTCTATTTGAAGTATATAAACTAAAAGAAGACACTCCTGTTGATGAAATTAATAATCATCCAGAGAATTGGGAAGTTATTATTGATAAGTATGGTACGGAGGATAATAAATAATGATATTATTTGTATTTGGTATTTTAATAATTCTAGCCGGTTTAATTTTAGCAATTATCCTTACAGAATATAAAGGCGTGACTGTAACAATTGCAAGTATTTTAGGTATTATTTTAATTATTTGTTCTTGCATTTCATATGTACCAACAGGCCATACTGGTATTGTAACTACATTTGGTAGGGTACACGATGAAATACTAGATGAGGGTTTAGCTCCACATGCGCCTTGGGATAATGTAATTAATATGGATAACCGTGAGCAGCGTGTTCCATTTGCTTTACAATCTTTTTCACGAGATATTCAACAAGTAGATGTTCAAGGTAGCATTAATATTAATATTAATAAACCTACTGCTATGATTTTATATCGTGAAGTTGGTATTAATTATGTAAATATTTTCGTAACTCCTCGTATTCAAGAAGATGTTAAAATTGTTATTGCTCGTTACACAGCAGAAGAATTAATTGAACATCGTCAAGAAGCGTCTGATGCTATTTATGAGTTAATTAAGAGTGAATTAGAAGCAAAAGGTATTAATGTAATTTCTCTTGCTGTTGAAAATATTGATTTCACAGATGTATTTGAAGCCGCGGTTGAAGCCAAGCAAGTTGCAACACAAGAAAAGCAACGCGCTCAAACTGAGCAGGAGCAGAAAACTATGGAAGCACAGCAAGCCGCAGAGCGTAAGAAAATTGAGGCTAGCGCAGCCGCGGAAGTTCAAAAAATTGAAGCTGATGCCGCCGCATATGCTGTAAAAGTACAAGCCGAAGCGCAAGCAACTGCAAATAAAGAACTCGCCGCTTCTCTCAGCAATGAGTTAATTCAATATAATACAGTTAACAATTGGGATGGTAAGCTTCCTACTGTAACTACAAGTGATGCTATGTCTATTATTAATCTTGGAGGAATTGCTTATGAGTAATGAAGCAAAAATTGCAATTCTTACAGCCCGACGTAAACTTCTATTAACACGTGGTTTTCATAATGCAAAGATCGCAGCAAAAATTGCACGAAAAATTAGACAACTTGGTGGAACCGTTGAAGAACTTTAACGGTTCTTTTTTATTGACTTATATTAAAATTTATGATATAATATTTATGTAAAAAGGAGGATGAGAAAGATGCATAATATATATACTTTTGGTGATATTCATGGACAATTAAGATTATATGAAACTATTATTAATTATTGCAAACAACAAGATCCAGAATGTTGTGTTGTATTTCTTGGCGACGCTATTGATCGTGGGCCAGATGGGTATCAAATTATGCAACATCTTCTTTCTGACCCTCAAATTATTTATTTAATGGGCAATCATGAACAAATGTTTATTGATGCTTGTGATGCTATTATTGGCTACCACGCGAGTAGTGATGAAAAATATAATAAACTTCATAATTATACTAAAGAAGAAGCAACTATATTTATTCATCAATTTCAAAGTAATCCAGATGTGAATTTACATTGTGCTAACGGCGGCGACATTACTCTAATTGATTGGCTAGTAAATGGTGCGGATGAAGATATTATTGATAAACTCCGTATTCTTCCATATACATTTTCATATGAAAATGTAGATTTCTGTCATGCTGGTGCTACATATAATATTTTTGAAGAAGTAGCAAATGCAGAATATAATAATATGTACATTCATTATACTGCTGAATATTCTCTTCTTTGGAACCGTACATTTATTCCTTTGGGGTGGAAGACCGGAAGAATTTGTGTACATGGACATACTCCTACAATATATTTACCTGACAAAGCGTATGGCAGCCATAATAAACCATTAGCATCTATTCATCCTGCTTGTTGGGGAGATATGATGGGTGCAAAAGATAAACGCGGTGGCAAAAAAATTGATATGGATACTGCCGCGGCGTTTACTGGAAGAGCATTTGTACTTGATGTACTTACTATGAAAGTTATTGGATTTGATGACCCTACTGTAAGAAAAGAAGAAGGAGAAATTAAGGTTATTGAAGAATATAAAATAATTTCTGAAGAAGAATAATACTTATATATATAGAATATAACAAGACAAGCATTGCTTGTCTTTTTTGGTTGGTGATATAGATGGCTTTAAACCGTAATGCATACCCAGAAAATATCTTTGAACCATTAACACCATATGTTTATTTTGATGATTTAGATGATGAAATATTAAATATTATAGCAAAAGAATTTTCAACAAATTTAACTGATATGATTTCCCCAGAAACAAATACAAATTCTATTAATGATGCTCTTATGTTTTTACAATAGATAATTTTGTCTGAAAGACGTAAAGAAGAAGCTTTTTTAAATTATCTAAAGGGTGAAACAAAAGATATTTTAAATATAGAAATTCCTTCTTTAGAAGATAATTGGGAACATTTTGTTAAAGAAATTCAATAGAATTTAAAAATTGGAAACATTGGTTTAACAGACCTACAAAATGAGTTAGCTCGTTTACAAGCTAACTCAGAAAATTATGCTCAAGCCGCAGATAAAACAAGAACTTATTATAATATTGATAATATAAAAAGAACTTCTTCTTTTTTAAAAGATTTATTAATAAAATTACAAGAAGAACCAATTAATAATACTAATGCCCGTAAAATTATTACTGAAATTGTAAACCGCTTTAAAAATTCTTTATTTACTATTACAAATAAAAAACTTGATTTTAATCGTGATTAGCTAATGGCTCTAATTATAGAAATATCATAGATTATCATGTCAGTCTATTTTTCTAAAATTGATATAACTCGAAGAGAGGGTGGCAATACTACATTAACAATAGAAAAATTAGATGAAATTTTAGATGAAAACTTAACTATTCAGATTAATAATCTAATTGAACGAACGAAAAAATAGCCTTGGACCCAAAGAAACCTTATGCAAACATATCATATTACTCCTAAAAAAAATAATAATAGCATTTCCGCCAATCAATGGCTTAATTCTCAAGGAGAATTAATAGAAGATAGTAATCAATTAGTAGATATTTTATGGGCTAATTTACAAAAATATACTGTTCCTGAAAAAGCTTTTCGTATTATTTCAAACCCTAATGATCTTGCAGAAATTCAATCATTGCTAACATTTGAAATGGCTGGAGCATTAACTTCAAGAAATACTGGAGCTACTGGGGCTAAACCAGATAATATAATTGGATTTTTAGCTATTGATACTGATTATTTATCTCCTATAACAGGAAATAATAATAATTCTCAATTGTTAAAAAAAATTGAAGCTATTATAAAAAAAATTGATGATTTAATTAATCATCTTCGTAATACTAATACAACACAATATTATCAAGATTAGGCTAATAATTGGAGAGAAACTTGTAAAGAAATTGATAAAATATTATAGGAAATATCGCAAAGTTATAATACGTTAGCCCAATGCTTCTTGATTGAAGATTCAACAAAAAATTACCTTTCTCTTTATGCTAGACAAGAAGGAAGTTCACAGTCTCATGGAGTACATGGTGGTTCTCTTGGAGCAAAACTAGATGATTAGTTAAATAAAATTGAAGCCTTAACTAACGCAGGAAGTATTAAATTAATTGATAAAAAATGGCTAACTGCTGCAATTATAAATAGTGGACCAAATATGGTAGCTAAAAATCAAAAAAACCAATTAGAAAATTATTTAGCTATTTTTGCTGGTATTTTATTATTTGATAGCTAGATAAACATTGTACAAGATGCTTTAAAATATACTTCAAAAAATATTGATACAAATGTACATCAAATTCATTTATTTTCTGTTAATAATGGTTATTATCCTCTATCATATGTATTAAAATTAACTTACGATGATCTTTATAAAAATTTTAATAGAATTGAAGATGAAATAACTACACAAGGTATAACAACAGAAATTTATGGCTACGTAAATAAGCCTACAACATATTCTATAGATACTTGGACAGAAACTGCACAAACAGCTTTAAATTCTACTAAAATAAAAATGAAATTTTTAGTACATTTTATGAATCTCTTAGAAAATTTATTATCTAGCCCTGATTAAAATAATTTCCCCAATTTCCTCCCTTTTTATATTACATACTCATTAGAAGTATTGGCATTCCCAATACTACTTAGGAGGGGATAACACTATGGAAATAGATTGGCAATAGGTGGGTGATTGGATAGGTCATAATATCGTTCAACTAATTTTACTTCTTTCGATTTTTATTCAAATTGCTCCAATCAAACTAAACCCTTGGTCAACATTATTTAAATGGATCGGGAAAATAATTACTCAAGAATCCGATAAAAAAATAGATGAATTAATTAAAAAAACTAATTCATTAGAAGCAAATATTCAAACCGTCCAAACTAATTTAAATGAAAATGAAAAAGATAGAATACGTTGGGAAATTTTAGATTTTGCTAATTCCTGTAGAAATGGGAGGCGGCATACAAAAGATGAATTTGAACATATAATTACACTTAATAAAAAATATAAAAATCTTCTTAAACTTACAAATGATGAAAATGGTGTTTTTGAAGTTGAATATGAATATATTAAAGAATTATATGCTCAAAAACTAAAAACAAATGATTTTCTGTAAGGAGGTCGTTAATTATGAAAAACGCTAAAAAATGGATTATAGCCGCTGGTATTCGCGCTATCAAAACATTCGCGCAAACAGCAGGTTCATTAATTACAGTAGGCGCAGTACTCTCTGATATTAACTGGGGAGTAGTATTTTCTGCCGCGGCTGTAGCTGCAATTTATAGTCTTCTAACCAGTCTTGCTGGGTTACCAGAAGTAAAAGATGATGAATCAGAAGAAGTTGAAGATTAAATCTTTGACTTTTCTTTAATTTTATGATATAATAAAATTAAAGAAAAGGAGGATTTATTTGAATGGAAGAAAGACGAAGTAAAGAACGAGTTTTAAATCTGGAAATCTATACTGATGGCTCTTTAAAAAAGAGCGGGAAGCAAACATTTGGTGGATGGGGATTTATTGCTGTTCGTGATAGTCAGCAAGTAAATGCTCTTGCGGGCGGAGAGAAGAATACTACTAATCAAAGAATGGAATTAACAGCTATTGTTAAAGCATTAGAGTATGCTTCATCCGTCCGCCGCCCAAATGAAAAAATTATTATTTATAGTGATTCAGCTTATGCTATCAATTGTTTTGAACAAGATTGGTATGTAGGATGGCTTTCTAATGGTTGGGTAAATTCTAAAGGACAGCCTGTTGCTAATCAAGATCTATGGTATAAGATTATCCCTTACTTTGATAATTTTTGGTATGATTTCAAAAAAGTACCAGGACATGCTGGCAATTATTGGAATGAATGCTGTGATGAAATCGCCCAAGCCCAAGCTGAAGAACTTAAAAGAGGTTAATATGAATAATGAAATTTATGAAGTAACAAGAGATGAATATGTTGGTTTTATGAGTTAGTTAAAACCTGAATATAGAGATACAGAAATTTCTCATTTAGAAGATAATACGATTATAAAAGTATTAAGTAAAAAAACTGGCACTCATTTATGCACTCGTATTATTCCAGAAAATGAAGAAGAACATTATTATATTTTTAATATGCCTGAAGATGAGGAACGACAAGCCGGTCGTCCAATAAAAAAAATTATTTTAGAAACACCAGAAGAAGTTCAAACTTTTTTTGATATTTTATCTAAAGCCACAAAGGAGAGCAAATAATGGAAGAAATTTTTGCTGATATTTCAGATGAAGTAAAGTATGGAGCAAAACTAGTATTTGATTCTGCTATAAAAACAAAAGATGTAATTTAGATGACAAATATTTTAAATAATTATGTAAATAATTGTCCTAATGAAGAAGAACGTACTTTTGTGCATTTTTACTTCAATCTTAGAATGGAGGAACTCATTAATGCGAGTAATAATGTTTAGCGGTAAGAGCGGCTCTGGTAAAGATGCTGTTGCTAACCAAATGGAAAAACATTTTAAAGAACAAAATAAAAGAACGCTAATTATTCATTTCGCGGATTTAGTTAAATATTACGCTATTCAATATTATGGCTGGAATGGTGAAAAAGATGAAGCCGGCCGCAATCTATTACAAGGTATTGGAACAAAAATGATGCGTAATTATGATCCAGATTATTGGGCAATGATTGTAGCTAAATTTATTGACGCCGCGAAGAATGATTTTGATATAGTATTAATTCCTGATTGGCGTTTCATTAATGAATATGAAGATGTAGATGATTATAATGAAAATGTCATTACTATTAGAGTTAATAGGTATAACGAAGATGGTAGTTTATACATTAATCCTAATATGACAGAAGAACAATTAAATCATATAAGTGAAACACAATTAGATGATTTTGCTTTTAATTGGGTTATTGAAAATCGTGGTACATTAGAAGATTTAGAAAATTCTGTTAATCTAATTATTGAAGAAATTGGGGAGTAAATATGAATTATTTTGAAATGGAACCCATGAAGTATTGGTCTATGAGTTCAACTATTTCCGCAACTGAAAGGCAAATGAAATTAGAACAAATGAGCGAAAGCGGTGATTATTTAGTTGGCCTCAAGACAGATGGTAATTGGTCTCGCGCAGTTATTACTAAAGAACGAAATGCTTTACAAACCCGTGGTATTTCAAAGGTTACAGGCACCTATGGTGAAATTCAAGATAAAGTAATGTTTTGGAATAGTATTGTTAATGCTTTCCCTTATGGTGATACTATAATTTTAGGTGAGGTTTATCGCGATGGCGACATTGACAAAGATATTGGTTCAGTTCTTCGTTGTCTCACTCCAAAAGCATTAGCTCGTCAAAAAGGTAATCCATTGAAATGGAGAATATTCGATGTATTAGCCCTTGATGGTGATAATTATATGGATCAGCCTTTTGAATATCGTATTGAACATATTCCAGAAGTTGTTGGACGTATTAATTCTCCTTTAGTAGAAGGAGTAGAATATTTCCCAATGGATAATACATTTTTTGATAAAATGGCAGAAATCTTCGCGACCGGTGGTGAAGGAGCTGTATGTTATCGTCGTTCCGCTATTTATGAGCCAGGTAAGCGAGGCCCCCATGCTTGGGATACAGTAAAAGTAAAACAAGAAATTTCTTCTGATATTGATTGTTTTATTCTCGCACCAGTACCATGTGAAAAGAATTATAATGGTGCAGATATTGGGCATTGGCAATTTTGGGAAAATTCTCGCACGGGCGAAAAACTTTGTGGTGAATATTTTGGTGAATATCAAATTGGCGGACCATACATTCCAATTTCTAAAAATTATTATTATAATTGGCCAGCTAGTATTATCGTTGGTGTTTATGACGGTGATGGTAAAATTGTTGAACTATGCAAAGTAGCTGGATTAACAGAGGATTTTAAAAGCGAATTAAGAGATAATTTTGAAACTGATTGGTATATGTGTCCAGTTAGTATTAGTGGTATGATGGTATCTACCGCGCACGAAAATATTTCAATTCGTCACCCTATTCTAAAATCAATTAGAAAGAATGATATAGATGTTAAGGATTGTACACTTAGCAAAATTTGGGGAGCATAAAATGCTCCCCACTTTTCTTTTTACTTGACTTTTTTAAAAAATTGTGATATAATAAAAGAAAAAGGAGAAAAAATATGGAAAATAATAATTCATTATTTGAAAGCACCAAGCAAATTTTATGGTCGGTTTTTGATTTAGTAAAACAAGAAGCAATTACTGAATTAGCAGAAAAGTATTATGGTGAATTTGAAAGCAATATTGAGGAAGTTGCAGCATTAGTAACTGTATTAAACCATAAATGCTGGTATTATTATGAACATAATAATCAAATTCTATCAGATTTATATGCAGAATTGTATTATAAATATAATGATAAGGCTTGGGATTGGCTTGAAAAATATGGTACAGATGAAGAAAAACATTGGTATTTTGAAACTATGGATTAAATGAGGATATAATATGGAAAATAAATTTATAGGAACCTTTCGAGGATTTCAAATCGACGCTATTTCAGATAATGCCTGGATTGGTCATATTATAATGCCAGAAAGTATGATAAAATATATTCAAGAATTAGAAGAAATTAAAAGAAAATATTATGATGAAATTTATTATCATCTAATGGATAAATTTTAATAACCTATAATACCAAAGAGTAATTTGATAAAGTTTTTCTTTGGTATAATCACTAATAATTAGAAGAAATATCTTCAATTATAAAGGAAGTGATTTTATGGGTAAATTTATTGATATGACCGGGTGGATAATGAAAGAACATGGCGTTCCTGAAAGTCGTATTACTGTATTAAGGTGTGATACTGAAAATAAAAGTAAAATAACTAAATGGATATGCTAGTGTGAATGTGGGAAAATATTTAGTGCAGATGGTACAAAACTTCGTAGCGGTTGGACAAAAAGTTGTGGATGTTTACAAAAAGAAATTACTTCTAAAAGAACAAGAGCAAATTTAACAGGGCAACAATTTGGTTATTTAACTGTGATTAAACCTATTGGAAAATATGGTCATACAGTATTGTGGGAATGCAGATGTAAATGTGGAAATATTAAATAGGCGACCAGTAATAATTTACTTAGTGGTCAAACTTTATCTTGTGGTTGCTTAAAGTCTTATGGAGAGACATTAGTATCTAATTATTTAAAAGAGAACGATATCTTATTCTAGCAAGAATATAATTTAGGAAATTTACGAAATATTCCTAAAAGTATTACAAGAATAGATTTCGCAATTATGAAAAACAATAAACCAATAGGCTTTATTGAAGTAGATGGTGTTTAGCACTATAATGAAAATAACTCTTGGTACAATGATGGTGTAGAAATTAATGCTACTTTAAAAGAATAGTATTGTAAAAATAATAATATTCCATTATTACATTTATTTTATGATAATAGAAAAATAAATTATGACGAATTAAAAAATTTTTTAGATGAATTGGAGGTAAAATAATATGAAAATTTATTTAGCAGGGCCAATTTTTACATATGGAGACTTACTTCGTAATACAGAATGGGCAGAAAAAATTCGTAAGAGTATACCAAAAGTAGATTTATATTCACCAGTTGAAAATACAGAAATAAATGGTGTTGAAGGGAAGAAAAAATTTGCTGGATCTCAAGAAATTGCAAATGGTGATAATATTCGTCTAAATAATACTGATATTCTTATAGCTTGTATTGATGGAGATGTTTTACCCGCAGGAACCTGCGCAGAGATAGGTAAATTCCACGAAAAAATTGAACGCGGTGATCACAAATATATTGTAGGCATTTGTACAGATAATCGACAAATGTTTTTAACTCATAGTGAAGCAAAAGATAAAGGTGGCGCAGCTTCATTGGGCGAACAACAATATAGTTATCAAAATTTGTATGTTACTGGACTTATTAAACAAGGTGGTATTTTAGTGTCTAATATTGATGACGCTATTGATTTTATTAAAAATAAGGAACATGAATATGAAGAATAAAATGCCAGATGTTAATTTTTAGAAGCCAAATCTTCAAGAAATAAAAGAATTATTAGAAAAATTAGGTGTTAGTTTATTTAATGAATACGGGCAATATCGTTCAATATTTGATATTGTAGAAGAAATTGCTACAAAATGGGAGGAAATGAAAAAATGCGTGATGTAAATCGTATTCCAGTTTTCTGCTACGCACTTGCTCAATTATGGGAGCATAATTTCCCTGACTTACGTTTTGGTCAATTAATTTCTATACTAACAAAAGATAAAGATATTTTTTATTTAGAAGAGGATGAAATTTTACAACTTTTAGATAAAAAGATACAAGAAATGAAATTATGTAAAGATGAACAAGAAGCAATTACAAATAAAATAACAGAACAAATCTCATTTTTTGATAAGTATTATATTTATACTGGAAAATCACCAGATATTTATTTAGGAGAAAATAATGAATAAACCTACTTCTTTTATATTAAATAATGTTGATGAAGAAAAAATAAAACATATTATAGGATATATAAGAAATCAATACGGCATTGGTTGTATTATATATGGTTCTGTTGGCTTCTGCGTAAAATTATCAACTAAATTATTCAATGCTTCTATTATTGATGAATCTATAAATAATGATATTTATTATAAAAATTTAGATGAAAAAGATGCAAAAGATATTGGTCTTATAGGTAAAATTTATACTAACCCAATAATTTGTGTTCCAGAATTAAATAAAATAAATGCAGTTATTGTCCCAGATTGGTGTAATCATTGGGGCAAATATTTTGAAAAGGAGAATGAAAATGAGTAATTTAACCTATCGTATTAATGAAAAACCAAACACAATAAAAGAAATGCTTGGCTATTCTCTACAAGTAATGTTCTCTTGTATTACAGCGACATTACTTATTGCCCTTATTTGTGGCACAAATCTTACTGCCGGTCTTGTCGCGGCAGGTGTCTCAACAATATTTTTCTTATGTATAACAAAATTTCGCGCGCCACTTGTTATTTCTAATAGTGGTGCAACAGTCTCTGCGGTAATTGGTGCGATTGCTCTGGCTGGCCCAGTAGAAAAGAATTTCTTAGGTGTTATGATTGGCGGCTTAACAGTAGCAATTATTTATAGTCTTGCCGCACTCTTAGTAAAGAAATTTGGTGTTGATTGGATTACAAAATTAATTACACCTGTAATGTCAGGCGCAATTATTTTAATTATTTCAATACAACTCGGCTTCTTTATTCCAACATACGCACAAATCAATGGTGAATATTCTCTACTTGGTATTGGTATTATGTTCCTTACAATGATACTTGTACTATTATGCGCTTTCTATGGTAAAGGATTAATGAAGCGATGGCCTATTCTATTTGGCGTACTAGGTGGGTATATTGTAAGTATTATTCTTGCACTATGTGGTATCCAGAATTTAGTAGATTTATCTCACTTCCAGAATATGAAGCTATTTGTTATTCCTGACTTTGCTTTTATGCACGTTTCATTCACAAATTTTGATTGGAGTGTTGTCCCTCAAATTTTAATTAGTTTCAGCTTAGTTGCTCTTGGAGCCTTAGCAGAACATTTAGGTGATGTAATTAATGCTTCTAATATTTGTGAGCGTGACTTCCTAACTGATCCAGGACTTCATCGTACTTTAATTGGTGATGGCTTTGGTTCATTTATCGGTACTATTATTGGCGCCCAACCTAATACTACCTATACAGAAAATCTATCTACAATTCTAATTAGTAAGTGCGCGAGTGTTTATGTTACCTTACTTGCCGCTATTGAACTAATTATTCTTGGCTTCTTTGGGCCATTTAGTAGTTTTATTCTTGCACTACCTAATGCTGTATTCGCTGGCGCGAGTATTTGCTGTTATGGTATGATTGGTGCTTCTGCCATCAAATTCTTAAAGAAAACATCAATTGATTTTGACAATCAAAAAACTATGTGGATGTTTGCAGTTATGCTAATGATTGGCACCTCTGGATTAGCAATTAATTCTGGTTCATTTAATATTACTGGTATTTGTCTTGCAATTATTATTGGTATTATTTTAAATCTTATTTTAAAAGAAGAAAAAATAAAAATAGATGAACCTATTAAAATTGTTTACCCAGAAAAAGAAGATTTATAATCGCATTTAATGCGATTAAATATATTTAAAAGGGGAAATTTATATGAGTGAATTTATTGAACGCCATTTTCATGTAAAAGAACGCAGTTCAAGTATTGGAACAGAAATACTTGCTGGTGTAGTTACATTCGCAACTATGGCATATATCCTAATTGTTCAAGCCAATATGATGGTTGCGGCAGGAATGAATGGCACAGGCGTTATGTTAATGACCGCTCTAATGTCAGGTCTTTCAACACTAGCAATGGGATTGTATGCTAAAATGCCATTCGCACTTGCTCCTGGTATGGGCACTAACGCTATTTTAGCTTACACACTAGTAGCGCAAGGTATTTGTACTTGGCAACAAGGATTAGGTATTGTATTTATTTCAGGTACAATCTTCGTCCTCCTAAGTGTATTTAAAGTGCGTGAAAAAGTAGTAGAAGTAATTCCTAAAGTTTTAAAAATTGGTGTTGGTGCATCAGTTGGTGCTTTCTTAATTCGTCTATCTCTTGCTAATGCAGGAATGATTAATGTAAGCGGCTCTTCTTTTGCTCTTAATCTAAATTTTTCTGATCCATCAGTACTACTTTCTTGGATTGGATTAGCAATTACATTAATTCTATATTTCTTACGAATTAGAATTAAAGGAAAAACATATCATATTCGTGGCGCATTACTTATTTCAATTATTTTAATTACAATAATCGGAATTTGTATGGGACAAGTAAGTATTCCTTCTTCAATTATCACTACAAATGCTCTTTCTAATATTGGAGACGTAGCATTTAAGCTTGATATTTTAGGAGCATTAAGACCAGCATTATTTACTTTTATGCTAATGTTCTTTATGTCTGACTTCTTTTCTACTTTAGGTACTGCTCTTGGCGTAGCAGGTAAAGCAGGAATGTTAGATGAAAATGGTAATCTTCCAGCTATTGGGCGTATTTTCTTAGTAGATAGTTGCGCGACAGTTGCTGGCGCTTTAACTGGTTTAACAACAATTACAACGTATGTTGAATCTGCCTCTGGTGTAGAAGCAGGTGGCCGCACTGGTTTAACTGCAATTACTACCTCAATTTGTTTCTTCTTGTCAATGCTATTTGCGCCATTATTCTTAATGGTTCCTACCGCGGCGACAGCCCCTGCTCTTATTCTTATCGGTATTTCAATGATGCAAACATTGAAAGATGTAGATTTTAAGAGTGTAGAATGGTTCCCAGTTGGCGTTATGCTAATTGTATCAATTTTTGGTGGATTAGCTAATGCTATTGCACTTGGTCTAGTGACTTATTGTCTAACACACTGGGCTCGTTATCTATTTACTGATAGTCGTGAAAAATCACCCGGCTGGTTTACAATTGTAATTACAATTCTATGTTGCCTACAGTTTATTGCTTAAGGAGTAAATTATGGAAATTATTAAGAATAAAAATAGAACTCGCTTAACTAAGGCTGCCATTGGAGAGGTCCCTTGTGACCTCTCCATTGACAATGTTTATTTAGTTAATGTTTTTACTGGTGAAATATATAGCGCCGGAGTAGATATTTTAGATGGTGTAATTGTTCGAGTAAGACCATATGGTGAAAAATGTAATCCACCAGCTAAAAAGCAAGTAGATGGTCATAATTATTATCTATTACCTGGTTTTATTGACGTTCATATGCATGTAGAAAGTACAATGATGGTTCCAGAAAATTTTGGTAAAGCCGCTGTTGTTTGGGGAACTACAACAGCAGTTACTGACCCACATGAAATTGCTAATGTTTCTGGTGTTCCAGGTGTAAAGTATATGTTAGAAAGTGCAAGACATTCTCCATTACGTATTTTTACACTCGCACCAAGTTGTGTTCCTGCTGTACCTTCTGTGGAAAGCGCTGGTGCTTCATTCCTAAAAGAAGAAGTACAAGAACTTTTAAAAGAAGAAGAAGTAATTGGTATTGCTGAAGTAATGGATTATATTGGAGTAATCCATGATAACAAACGAATGCACGATATTATTGATGCTGGTAAAGAAGTAAATGGTTTTATTCAAGGTCATGCGCCTTATGTAAGAGGAAATGATTTATGTGCTTATTTATGCGGCGGCCCCGTGAGTGATCATGAAGTTCGCGTAGCCGAAGAATTAAGTGAAAAGCTTCGCATGGGTATGCATGTAAATATTAAATCCTCGTCTCTTTCTGATACAGTGCAAGAATTTTTAAAAGGTATACAAAATGTTCCTATTCATGACTTAGTATCATTATGTACAGATGATGTCCATGCCGCAGACTTACTTACAACTGGGCATATTAATCATATTGTAAATGAATGTATTAAAGGTGGTTTAGATCCAATTGATACAATTCGTTTTGGTACAATTAATGCTGCACGTGAATTACATTTTGAAGATTGCGGCGCAATTGCTCCTGGATATGTTGCTGATATGCAATTAGTTTCAAATCTAAAATTTGATAAGAAACCTCTTCAAGTATATGTAGCTGGAGAATTGGTTGTTGAAAATGGTAAATTATTAACTGAACCAGCAATAGCAACAACTATTCCAAATATCAATACTGTAAATATTCCACAGATAACTTCACCTGAAGTATTTACTATCCCATCAAAATTTAGCGAAGAAAAGCATTTAGTATTTAGCGCGGCCAGAAGTAGTATGGTACCAAATCAAGAATTAGTATATGAGAATTTCCCTGCTTATAATGGGAAAGTTGTAATTCCAGATTTAAATAAATATCAATTTCTTAGTATTGTAAATAGACATGGCTCAGGTGATATTACAACTGTTGTTTGTAGCGATTTTCATTTAATGTATGGTTGTATCGCTTCAACTATTTCACATGATAGTCATAATATGACAATTGTTTACAGACATTCTAAAGATGCTTATATCGCCGCAAAAGAACTTGAACGCATTGGCGGCGGCATGTGTTTTGTCGAAAATGGTGAAGTAAAATATTCATTACCGCTACCAGTCGCCGGATTAATGTCTAATCTTCCAGCACAAAAAATTGCTGAAAAAATTAAAGAAATGGATAAATGGGTTGAATATGCTTCTGATAATTTAAGCCCTATGCTATTAGCTATTGCTATTTTAGCATTACCTGTTCGTCCTGGTATTATTATTACTGATAAAGGTATAATTCGCGGTGAAACATTACAATTTGTTCCTCAAGTTATTTAAAAGGGAGGACCTCCTCCCTTTTATTTGACTTATATTTTAGTTTATGATATGATAAAAGAAAAAGGTTGGATTATTTAATGACACAAGAAATTAAAATTTATAAAATATATACGAAAAGAATAGCATATGAACTGCGGAAAAAAGGTTTTAAATTTATAGGAACAGATATAAATAAAAACTTTCCGCAGTTTTTAGTTTACTTATTTGAAGATACTCCTGAACTTCACCAAGCCCTTTCTTCTATTACGAAGAAGTGAGGAGGTATCTAATATGGCAAATTATACAAATCAATTAAAAATTAAACTTGTAGATTTAGAAAAAATTACTCATAAAACACAGACTAGAAATAGATTTATTCAACCTATTGATTTCAAATATGAAGCCGCAGCAATGAGAAATCTTAATGGTAATGCTTTTAAAGTATGGCGTTATCTATTACGTTGGTATGGTAAGAAAGAATTTTTCTACTCTCCCGCGGCAATTAAAAGAGAAATAGGATTAGGTGAAAACGGTGCTACAACAGCAAGAAAAGAACTTGAAGCAAAAGGATATATTTCTTCTGTGCCAGATAAAGAAAACATTTATACATTTACACCTGTTCTTCCTATTGATTATGAAAATTTAAAAAATAAAGAAGATT